TCTACCAATCGTGCCACATCCTTCATAAGCAAGGAAAGTATTACATTGTTCACTTCAAAGAACTCTTTGCCCTTGATGGTAAGAGAGCAAACCTGACTGTGAACGATGTTCAACGTCGTAATCGTATCGTTCAACTTCTTGCTGACTGGGGTCTGATTGAGATCGTCGATGTCAGTAAGATCACTGATATTGCACCCCTGAATCAAATCAAAGTCCTGTCCTTCAAGGATAAAGGTGATTGGATTCTCGAAACGAAATATAACATTGGTCGTAAAAAGACCGAAGTAACCGAATAAATAGAACGTCACCTTTCGTGCGTGACACGCTACATACGGAATATACGCTACCGAAGAGGGGTCCTTGTGACCCCTCTTTTTATGTGCTATAATACTAGTCTTCGGGTCAATTAGTATTCAAAGTCCAATACTCTTGTTGGTATTCAGACGATAATACTTACCGAAGAAATACTATTAGTATTCATTGAGAAAAACTCTTGTTAGTTTTCACACCTTAATACTTAAAAAAAATGAACAAATTTATTACCTGTGACATTGGCAAAAAAGAAACCTATGTCTTTGTGCCAGAAACAAAACATCATTACATTATTTCTAACGAAAAATTCATTCACTTGAATATTCCAGAACTTGATGGGCATGATATTGTCATTGAAGATGCTCATATCAGATCGCAAGAAGATGACAGTCTTGCTCAGAGTTGGACTATTGATCAGCTCAGACAATTGAGATTCACTGCCGATTCAATGGAAATTGAAATTCTTTGCTTTCCTCAGAAAGTTACACCAAAAGCAAGGAAGATTGCATCAATTGCTTTGAAACCAGAACTTCTTGAAAAAACTGACAAGAATGATATTGAAGCAATTGCTTTTTATCTCCAAGAGTTTCCAGAAGCATATGATGCTCTAAAAGTTTTTGATCCTGTCGAATACAAAACTTTTGAAAAAAAAGTTTCTCACATTTATGCTGATAGAGATTCCTTGACAGAACACTCAAATAGTGCAAGAAATCAGCAGTATGGAATCAAGACTGATTATGAAGATCATGTAACTAGATGGATTAAGAAATATATTTCAATCCTAGTTTTTAATCTTGACGACGAAACTGCCGAATGGGCTGGTCTTGAAATGAATGCAAAAGGTAATGCATTAAAACCTGGATTACTTAACTATACTAGTGATAAACTAAAGTTTATTTATGGAGTTATCAACACTATTCTTGATCCCAATACTGGGGAACCAAGACTGAGGTCTGACATTAACAAACCTCCATATTGGAAGTATGCAAAGAAAGTATATTTTGGTCTGACTCCATATCACATGCACGCTGGTGTTACTGCATCAAATTACAAGTATCATAAGCGTAAAGCAGGTTCTTCTTGTAAGAAGAGTATGAGTCTTGAGTCTAAGAATGCAGTCAAGAATCTTGATGATGTTCGTGAGATCCGAGAAGCAATGAAAGAGTCTGATAGACACCTTCGTGATCTTTGGAGAACTGCTCGTAAAATGATTGTTGAAGATGGTCTCCGTTAGTATTCAAGGAAAAATACTCTTGTTAGTATTCACCCTTTAATACTCAACCATCTTCAAATCTTTTAGTTAGTGTTCAAATACTAATACCTTCATTGGTATTCATATGTTAATACTCAAAAAAATCAGTTGGTATTCAATGCGAAAAACTCTTGTTAGTTTTCAGTACGTAATACCCGTAGTAAAAAGTGAGGGTTTCCGACCCTCCTTTTTTATGTCTTATGATAATATATACTATGGATGCCGAAAGGGTCCACACAATCTAATCTCGCTTTAATAAGGAGAAGTACAAATGACTAACCTCGCACGTTACTACGCTGACGATCTTCCTGCGCTTCTTGAACGGATTACAAGGAACAGTATTGGGTTGGATGATTACTTTGAACGAATCTTCGATGTTCAACAAACTTCATCTAACTACCCTCCGTATAATCTGATTCAGTTAAATAATCATGAGTCACGATTACAAGTCGCATTAGCAGGGTTTAAGAAGGAGGAAGTTCATGCTTTCACGGAGTATGGAAAACTTTTTGTCGAAGGGGAAAAGGCAGACACCGAATCCGAATCGACGTTTATCCACAAGGGTCTGGCTCAAAGAAGTTTTAAACGAGCATGGACTTTATCCGACGACACCATCGTCAAAGATGTCACCTTCGAAGACGGACTACTCTCAATCACATTGGGAAGAGTAGTTCCCGAGCACCATCAACGAAAGGACTATCTCTAAATAGAACTGAATATCGTCGGCGCAATGCCACGGGAGGTAACTGGCAAAATCCAGTTGACACCTCCCATTTTTATTGCTATAATGATTAAGGATTGAAGTATCGTATGTCTGTAAAACTTGTTTTGCTCAAGTCTGGTGAGCAAGTGATTTCTGATCTAAAGGAACTTGTCGCAGAAGATAAGATTTATGGATTCCTGTTTGAAAATCCTTTGGTGGTCAGTACCAATACTGGAAACATTTTGCTGACTGAGGACGGTATTCAGACACCAGATAGGTTAGATGTTCGTTTGGAGTCTTGGATTGCTCTGAGCGCAGACAAGAAAATGGTGGTGCCTAAAGATTGGATTGTCACCTATGTTAATCCAATCAAAGATCTTTTAGAAATGTACGAGGAATGTACCAATGGAGACGATGCCGATCAAGTGTCTTTTACTGAAGAATAATACTCTTCTGATCTCTCAGATTGAAGAGGTGATGGGGCAGATTGGTGAACCCGACTGTCGGTTGGTTAAACCATACATCGTAAATAGACCTTCACTTGAGATCGAAGACTGGTTGGATTTCACCAACCAAAATGATATAATGATTAGATCAGATGACGTTCTGACCTTTGTTGACCCCAAGGGTGAACTGCTTGACAAGTATTTGAAATCGATTGAATGAAGTTCTACACTAATGTTCAAATGGTCGGGGATCGGTTCCTTGTCCGAGGCTATGAAGATGGTAAACATTTCATGGTTCGGGAAGAATACCACCCGACCCTTTTTGTGCCTTCTAAAAAACAAACCTACTATAAAACCCTAGAGGGTGAGTATGTTCAACCAGTTAAACCTGGCACCGTTCGTGACTGTAGGGAGTTCTTTAAGCAGTATGAGAACGTAGATGGTTTTGCCGTCTATGGTAATGAGAGGTATATCTATCAGTATATTGCTGACAAGTATCCAGAAGAAGAGATTAAGTTTGACATTAGTAAGATTCGTCTGCTGACCATTGATATTGAGACCCGTTCTGAGAATGGCTTCCCTGATGTTGAGTCTGCTGACCAGGAGATTCTTCTCATTACCATTCAGGACTACACCACTAAGGAGATTATCACCTGGGGTGTGGGTCCGTTCAAGTTGAAGCAGGGTAATCATTACTACAAGCAGTTCAACAACGAATATGACATGCTCTCTGACTTTAGTCAGTGGTGGGAAGAGAACATGCCTGATGTTGTGACTGGGTGGAATATCCAGTTGTTTGACATCCCGTATCTGGTAGGACGTATTGATAGGGTCCTGGGTGAGAAGAGGTGCCGTAGGTTCTCTCCCTGGGGTCTGGTGAGTCAGAAAGAACTGTTTATTAAGGGCAAGAAGTATAAGACCTATGACGTGGGTGGTATCACTCAGTTGGATTATCTAGAACTGTATCGTAAGTTCACTTACACCAACCAGGAATCTTATCGTCTGGACCATATTGCTTTTGTGGAACTTGGACAGAAAAAACTAGACCACTCTGAGTTTGATACCTTCCAAGACTTCTACACTAATGGGTGGCAGAAGTTTGTAGAATACAACATCATTGACGTAGAACTTGTTGACCGTCTGGAAGACAAGATGAAACTGATTGAACTTGCTATCACCATGGCATACGATGCTAAGGTGAACTATAACGATGTGTTCTATCAGGTGAGGATGTGGGACACGATCATTTATAACTATCTGAAGAAGAATAACATTGTTATTCCCCCCAAAAAGGATTCATCTAAGAGTGACAAATATGCAGGAGCATACGTCAAGGAACCGATTCCTGGAAAGTATGATTGGGTTGTGTCTTTTGACCTTAATAGTCTGTACCCTCACCTTATTATGCAGTACAACATCTCGCCAGAAACCCTCCTTGAGGAACGGCATCCCACTGCATCTGTTGAAAGGATCCTGAAGGAAGAGATTAACTTTGAGATGCACAAGGATTATGCCGTCTGTGCTAACGGTGCTATGTACCGTAAGGACGTGCGTGGATTCCTTCCAGAACTGATGGATAAGATGTACGGGGAACGTGTCATCTTCAAGAAACGGATGCTCAAGGCAAAGCAGGAGTATGAGAAAACTCCTACCGACGCACTCAAGAAAGAGATTGCGAGATGTAACAATATTCAGATGGCAAAGAAGATTGCTCTTAACTCTGCTTATGGTGCCATCGGTAACCAATACTTCAGGTATTACAAGCTTGCTAACGCAGAAGCAATCACCTTGAGTGGTCAGGTCTCCATTCGTTGGATTGAGAATCGGATGAACGAGTACCTAAATAAGATTCTCAAAACAGATAACAATGATTACGTTATCGCTTCTGATACTGATTCAATTTATCTACATCTTGGTCCTCTGGTTGACCGTATCTTTCCTGACGGAGTATCTGATAAAGGGAAGGTCGTTGAGTTTCTCGATAAAGCTTGCCAAGATCAAATTGAGCCGTTCATTGACAAGAGTTACCAGACGTTGGCAACTTACGTTAATGCGTATGATCAGAAGATGCAGATGAAGCGTGAGAATATTGCCGATCGTGGTATTTGGACTGCCAAGAAACGGTATATTCTCAACGTATGGAACAGTGAGGGTGTTCAATATTCTGAACCAAAACTTAAGATTATGGGCATTGAGGCAGTCAAGTCATCGACACCTGCTGCTTGCCGTGATATGATTAAGGGTGCCCTAAAGTTGATGATGACTGGCACCGAAGAAGACATTATCACTTACATTGACAACTGTCGTAGTAAGTTTAAGTCACTTCCTCCCGAGGGTGTTTCCTTCCCAAGGACAGCATCAGATGTGCAGAAATACAAGAGTAGTAACAGCATCTATGTGAAGGGAACTCCCATTCACGTTCGTGGTGCTCTTCTCTTCAATCACCTTATCAAAGATAGGAAACTTACCAATAAATATTCTTTGATTGATAATGGAGAAAAGATTAAATTCTGCTACCTGACTAACCCAAATCCCATTCACGAAAACGTGATTTCCTTCATTCAGGATTTCCCCAAAGAGCTTGGTCTTAATGGTTATGTTGATTATGATTTGCAGTTTGAAAAGTCTTTTCTAGATCCCCTTAAAATCATCCTTGATGTTATTGGATGGAACGTTGAGAAAACCGCAAACCTTGAGATGTTCTTTTTATGAAAACCTACTCTATATTTCCTGAACCCGTTAGTGTATTTAAGTATGATGAGAACCCAAAGGTTCTGAAAAACGTCAGGAAGATCATTGAATCTAATGACCCAAGTGGTCAGCAAGATGGTAGGTCTTGGTGGCAAAATGATGTCCTTAAGAAACCTGAGTTCAAGGGTTTGTCGGATTTTATTCTAGAGTCTGCTAATACCTTTGCTAAAGATGTTCTGTCTTACAAGCATCAGAATTTTATCATCTTAGATTCTTGGATCAACCTTTGTGACAGAGGTGGTTTTCAATACAGACACAATCACTCAAACTGTATTATATCTGGAACGTACTATCCTAAGTTTATTTCTGGCAATGCTCCTATTGCTTTCCAGAAACAGTTTCTTTTGGATACTATGCCCTTTCCATATTTTCAAATCCAAAAAGATTATGAGAACCTGACAGAGTTCTCTTTTCCTGCCTGGGAGGTTACCCCAGAGTCAGGAGATCTTCTGCTATGGAATAGTCATCTTCCACATGGATATAATAATGAACAACTTGGGGATAGGATTAGTATTTCTTTCAATATGATCTCTGCCGAATTTAGTAGCGGCATTCACAAAATCAAGGTGGTAACGGAATGAAGGATCAAAATGTAATTGAAGACAATGAGACTAAGCAACAAAAGTGGAACAGAGGATTAGATCTTTTTATTGAGTCTGTACTCAAACCAGACAACGAACTGAGACAATGTGCTCATAATCAAAAGTGCTATACCGAACTGTTGGATGTTCGTGAAAATGTGCTAGAATACTTACAAACACTGAGGTGGTACTGAATGGATTTGCCCATTAATGATGAAGAACTTAGCACTATTGTAAGTGCTATGCATCTTGGTGGTGATACAGCATTGTATCAAAAATTGAAATTGGTGAAGGAACTGCGTGACCAGGACCTTCCCTATAAAAAAATTCTTCGTGAACAGTATGGGATGGTAGCTTGATGGATTTCCTTAAGGATATTGTAAAAGAGATTGGTGACGACTATACTAAACTAGCAGCAGACATTGAAGAGAATGAAGAATTTGTTGACACAGGTTCATACATTTTTAATGCACTTGTTTCAGGTAGTATATTTGGCGGTGTATCTCGCAATAAGATTACTGCTATTGCTGGAGAGTCTAGTACTGGAAAGACTTTCTTTTCTCTCGCTGTGGTTAAGAACTTTCTTGATTCTAACCCCGATGGTTATTGCCTCTACTTTGATACTGAGGCTGCTGTAAACAAAGGTCTTTTGGAAAGTCGTGGCATTGATCTCACCCGAGTGGTTGTGGTCAATGTGGTTACCATTGAAGAGTTCCGTGGTAAGGCACTCAAGGCAGTGGACATTTACTTAAAAAAACCTGAAGATGAACGTAAACCTTGTATGTTTGTCTTAGACTCTTTGGGTATGCTTTCCACTGAGAAAGAGATTACAGATGCCCTGAACGACAAACAAGTTCGTGACATGACCAAATCCCAACTGGTCAAGGGTGCTTTCAGAATGCTTACTTTGAAGTTGGGTCAAGCAAACATTCCAATGATTGTTACCAATCATACCTACGATGTTATTGGTGCTTACGTTCCTACAAAAGAGATGGGTGGTGGTAGTGGTCTTAAGTATGCTGCTAGCACAATCATATACCTCTCAAAGAAGAAGGAGAAAGATGGAACGACAATCGTCGGAAACATTATCAAGGCAAAGACTGCTAAGTCACGTCTGAGTAAGGAGAATAAGGATGTTACGGTACGTCTGTTTTACGACGAGCGTGGTCTTGATCGTTATTATGGTCTTCTTGAACTCGGTGAGATTGGCGGTCTCTGGAAGAACGTCGCAGGTCGATACGAAATCGATGGTAAAAAACTCTATGCTAAGCAAATCCTTGCCGACCCCGAGAAGTATTTCACTCCAGAAGTCCTCCAAGCACTAGACGAAACGGCACAACAGGAGTTCTCCTATGGAGCTTCTGTCTGATTACGTCAGAGTATATGACGATGCCCTAGACCCAGAGTTCTGTAAGAAACTGATTAGTTTCTTTGAAGCAAACAAAGTCTTCCATGATCCTGTAGATCATGGGGGACTTCCTACTTTCACGCAGTATAATCTGACTAAGAACTTAGGAGCATCGCATCCGTTCTCTAAAGAACTTGCTGACGCATGTAAAGAACATACCAAAAAGTATGTTGATGATTTGAAGATTAAGTTTCTACCAGAGAAACATTCCTGGGAAATGTTTCGTATCAAGAAGTATACTCCTGGTGGAAAAGATCGGTTTGATGAGCATGTTGATGTTGCCGATCATAGTTCTGCTAAAAGATATCTTGCTTTCTTCACATATCTGAATGATGTTGAGGAGGGTGGTGAAACTCTTTTTACGGGATATAATGGTGATATGAATCACATCAAACCGAAGAGTGGTAGAATGGTAGTATTCCCACCTTTGTGGTTATTCCCCCATGCAGGACTTCCTCCTGTCAGTGGAGACAAATACATTATCAGTGGTTATTTTCATTACCTATGAAGGACAGAATCGAAAGGACAATCCTTACTAATCTAATCTACAATGAGGACTTCCTTAGAAAGGTTCTTCCCTTCATTGAGCCTGATTATTTTGATTCTAGGATTGAGAGGGTAGTCTTTGAAGAGATTGCCAACTTTATTGCCAAGTACGATAAAATGCCAACGAAGGAGATTCTTGGCATTGAAATCAAAGATAGAACTGATCTCACTCAGCAGGAATATTCTGAGACCGTAGAAGTTTCTAATAGTCTTGAGAACGAAGAGATCAATCAACAGTGGTTACTTGATGCCACAGAGAAGTGGTGTAAGGATCGTGCCATCTATCTGGCACTGATGGAATCCATTCGCATTGCGGATGGTGGTGATGAGAAAAAGAATAGAGATGCTATTCCAGCAATCCTTCAGGATGCTCTAGCAGTTTGTTTTGACAACAACGTCGGTCACGATTATCTGGAGGACTATGAAGACCGTTACGATTTCTACCACCAAAAAGAAGACAAGATTCCGTTTGATCTCGAATTCTTTAACAAGATTACAAAAGGTGGGCTCCCGAATAAAACTCTTAACATTGCTCTGGCTGGCACTGGTGTCGGTAAGAGTCTCTTTATGTGCCATGTCGCATCTTCCGTCCTACTACAGGGGAAGAATGTTCTTTATATCACGCTTGAGATGGCTGAAGAAAAAATTGCAGAACGAATTGACGCTAATCTCTTGAACGTAAACATCCAAGATATTGGTGATCTTCCAAAGCAGATGTTTGAGAGCAAGGTAAATAACCTTGCTAAGAAAACTCAAGGCACTCTGATCATCAAAGAGTATCCTACTGCTGCTGCTCATGAAGGACATTTCAGATCACTTCTCAATGAACTTCAACTTAAACGGTCTTTCAAACCAGACATTATTTTTATCGATTATCTTAATATCTGTGCTAGTTCCAGGTATAGCAAGATGGGTTCTGTCAATTCATATAGCTATATTAAATCGATTGCAGAAGAGCTTAGAGGATTGGCTGTCGAAGCCCAGGTCCCTATCGTATCTGCCACCCAGACCACTCGTTCTGGTTATAGTAGCAGTGACGTTGACCTCACTGACACTAGTGAATCCTTTGGTCTCCCTGCTACTGCTGATCTTATGTTTGCCCTTATTAGCACCGAAGAGTTGGAAGGATTGGGACAGATTATGGTGAAGCAGTTGAAGAATCGATATAATGATCCAACTATCTTCAAGAGGTTTGTAGTTGGTATTGACCGTGCCAAGATGCGTCTCTATGATTGTGAGCAAAGTGCTCAAGATGATATTCTTGACAGGGGAGACGATAAGGAATATAATAATGAAGAATCACCTTTCAAAGACAAATTTGCCAAGTTGAAGTTTTGAGTAACTACCTACCCGATGAATACTGGTCAGTCATCGAGACTGCTACTGGTAAAAAAGTTGCCGAATGTGGAGAAGAACGGGACGCTAAAATGCTTGTAGATCTTCGTCCTGGTGAACTTACTTGTATTAAGAACACCAATCACCTTATGGGTCCTGTCGTTGACATTCAGATGCCAAAGGCACTTCCAACTAATGAAGTTGTTTTTGCTGGTAACTATGAAGGACCACTATACGCACCCCATCCTGATCTTCTGAAGCAACAGTACGATAAAGACAAATACTTACCCGATACACAACAAGAACCATTTACTGTTTGATTATGTCTGTAGATTACACTAAGTACAAAGAGTTCGTAAATGAAGTCACGTCTCTACAAAGCAAGGAACATGAAGCGTTTGTCTATCGTGTTCAAGAACTTGAGGGTGAAGGTTTTCCTACCGAGCGACTGCTTACTGCTGCTGTAGGTATGTGTGCCGAAGCAGGTGAGTTCACCGAAGTTATTAAGAAAACTGTTTTCCAAGGTAAACCTGTTACTGAAGAAAACCTTTTCCACCTGAAACGTGAACTGGGTGACATCATGTGGTATGTCATGCAGGCATGTATGGGTCTTGACACCACTCTGGATGAGATTGTGGAGATGAATGTCGAGAAACTCAAAGCACGTTATCCTGGTGGTCAATTTGATGTACACTATTCCGAAAATCGTAAGGAGGGAGACCTGTGACCGAAACTACTAATCTGACACTTGAAGTTAAACCCATCCAAGCATATTGGATGCTTCAGTGTCTCACCGAAGCACAAAAAGGTTACGGTGAAGAGTTTGTTCCTGAACGGATCACTTTGATTCGTGAAGTCATCTCTGACATTGATGAACAACTTAGCAAACTTATGATCGTTGATGAGGAAGAAACCGATGGCACTGTCTGAATCTGTTCAAGAAAGTTTGAATGAGGCAGCAAGTTCTCTGCGTAACGCATTGGCATTTGCTGCTAGGGGTGAACGACCCTTGGTTTGCTCTCAGATTGCCAATCTGATTAAAGAGATTGACCATATCTCATCCACAGATTCCATCTTTGATATGCTAGAAGATCGGAAACCTGGAAGCAGTGGTAGTTTCGGTCCTTTCTTTGATAAAGAATGATGTATACCATCTGGAACTACACGGTAGTATTCTTTCAGGTTGTTGTGATGAACTGCGTTAAACCTGTGAACTGGGAGTATTGCTATCGTGTGGACCAGTGGTTAATACCAGATATCATCTATGCTTGGGAACTGAAAACTGGTAAGATTGTTCCCTACCAGACTGAAAAGGAATATCTAAATAAGAGGGAAGAATAATCCCTCTTTTTTATGGCAAATATTTCTGCTCTGAAAGATTGGAACAAGTATGTGGAGAATAATAGTGCTTGGAGTACAACTATCTATCCCATTGAAAATAATGTAGTAAACGAACGAGTATTCCAATCTGTTCCATACCAAAATCCAGATGGTCCAACAAAGATTACTATAAATGGATACTTGAATACTGGTGATATTGTTACGTTGAAGAGTAAATCTAGAACACCAGGATATAAGGGAAGTAATTACGTTTATATAGAATCTGGTGCATTATCTGGGTATATTAGAGTAACGAAAGTAAGGAAACCAGGAGCCAGAAACGTTTCTACTGCTGAAGAACAAACTTTAAACATTACTAAACAAAAACTTGGTTCCATGATATATGCCTCTGGCATCGGAAGAGGTTCTCGTGCTGGATGTACTATTGAAGTTCCTGGTTTAGGATATTTTGACGAGATTACTGATGTAGTAAAAACTTCTGACAGAAGATTTGGGAGAGAAGTAAAATCTGATTTTTCCTTAAAAAATAGTTTTGGGAAAATAAAACTTTACATATCACACAAAGATGGTTCTGCTGCTACAGATTTTGGTCAATATGGTGGTATATCTGTAAAGTCTGGAACTACTGAAGACCCACAGTTGATTTCTAACGATCCAGAAGTAGTTTCTTATACTGATGCTTTATATCGATTATATGCTGCGGCTATTGGATCATCAACTCAAATAACAGGTAACCCATTTAATAACACTGGGAAAATGATAAGAGCCGCCTATCGTTATGTTAATAGTAAAACATTAATAGGAAGATCTGTTTATGGTCCTGAATATGGTGGTGCTTTCAGTTCAGAGAATGTTCATTGCCTTGCCCAAGGTTCTTTTAATTTTCAAAGTTTTACAACGGACGATGGTGATTTAACTTTTAAATTGAGGATGAGTGGTCACTTGAACATAAATCCAGATGTTAGTTATTTTGATGGATCAAATTCAACTGGTGAGGCAACTGGATATAGAGCAGCTATTATTACTACTTTTAGAACTGGAAGAAATACAACTTCAACTCAGGGAACTATTCCAGAAACTAGAACTGGCATATATCCTTTCGCATATCGACCCAATGCCATAGCAATTTAAAAAGTGTCCACTGCATCCCTCCTTCAACAGAATACGCTGTATAATATGGGTATGAAAAACACCCACCTGGAACACCTGGAAGACGAGATCCTGAACCGTGGCAGTGACGGTGGCAAGGATGTGATCGACCTTCTTCAGTCTGCTGGTGACTACCTTTCTGGTAAGTCCC